TGCAGCCAATTCACGATTGGCGTCCGCGCCCTGCGACGCCGCCTGCGCCTGAGCCTGAACTTCAGGCGTCGCACCGCCCACGGCGCTGGCGAGGTTGTTGAAGTTGTCGCCGGCCTGCCGCGCCTGCTCGTTCGCGCGCGCGAGTCCGTTGGCGGCCACGTCGTCCAGCGTGCGGCCGAGTTCGGCGGCGGTGTCGCTGACCAGCGCCAGCGGCGCGGTCGATGCCGCGCCGAGCTTGGCGGCGCCCGCGGCGATGGCCGACACGCCCGTGTCGAACACGTTGGCGACCAGCGACACGCCTTCCTTGATGCCCTTGACCGCGTTGGCCACCTCGCGCGCCGATTCGGCGAACGTATCGAGGTTGGTCTTCGCTTCGGACAGGAACGTCTGCAGCGTGGCCAGCGCTTCGTCGAAATTGAACTCGGCGATGAACTCCTTGATCGCCGTAATGCCCGCGGAGAAAGCCCCTGCGAAGGCCTCGCGCAGCTTTGCGAATTCAGGCGATGCCGCGAAGGTGCGCAGCTGCTGTTCGAGCGCATCGACCTCGGTCTTGATCGGCGCCAGCAATGGCTCGAAGAACGACGCGCGAACGTCACGGAATGCCTGTTCGAGCTTGGTGAAGCTGGCGGTCAGCGTGTTTTCGACGCGATCGGCGAATTCCTGCGCCGCGCCCTGCGACTGCTGGAACTTCGCGATCAGCTGATCAATCGATCCGCCACCGTCCCGAACCAGCGCCTGCAACGCCGCCGTACCACGCGACCCGAGCGCATTGATCGCGCCCTGCGCCGCAGCACCTTTCGCGCCCAACTGCTCTATCACCGTCGTGAAGTCGCGCGACGAAATGCCGATCTTCGACAGTTCCACCGACAACCGCGACGCCGGATCCGCGAGGCCGTCAATGATCGCGCGCAGTGCACCGCCCGCCTTGCCGCCCTCGATGCCGTTCTGCGCCAGCAACGCCACCGCCGCCGCCGTCTCGTTCAGCGACAGCCCAGCATTCCGCGCGACCGGCCCGACCTGTTCGAACGCCTGCAACAGCTGATTGACGCCGGTGCCGCCCTGCAGCGCCGCCGTGGCGATGACGTCCGCCGACTTCGCCGCCTGGTCGGCACTCAGGCCGAACTGGTCCAGCGTGGCCGCCAGCGCGCCCGCGGCTTCCTGCGTGCTGATCTGCGCAGCCGTGGCCAGCGCCAGCGTGTTCGGCAGCGCGGCGATGGCTTCCGATGCGCTCAGGCCCTCGGCCGCCAGCGTCTGGAACGCTGCCGCCGTCTCGGAAATGGTGGCCGTCGAGCCGGCTGCCGCACCTTCGATCGCCGCCTTGACCTGGCCGAGTTCTTCGGCCGTGAGCCCAGCCGTCGCACCGATGCGCGCCAGCTGCTGCTCGAACGCCGCAGCATCCTGCACGCCCTGCGTCAGCGCCGCGCCGATGCCGACCGTGGCCAGCGCCGCGCCGGCAGCCACCGCCGCCGGACCGACCTTGGCGATCGATGTGGCAATGCCACCGACCGCGCCTTGAATCGATTTCAGGCCGGCCGAGACGCCGTCCTTCAGCGAAAACCGTAGCTCGACGTCCTTCTTAGCCACGGAACGCCACCTCGATCTGTCGGATGATTTCGGCCGAGAGCTTGTTCAACGCGAAGTTGCCCACGCGCGTCACGACCTGTTCGTTGTTGAGCATGTCGGCCACGCTCGGGCCGCTGAGTGCCGTGATGGGCAGGCGGCCGACTTGCCCGCCGCCGACCAGTCGCACACGCTGGAAGATGCGGGCCTTGCTGCCGCCACCGCCGCCGAAGTTGCCGGCCCGGACCTTGAACGCGGACGGGATTGGCTTGAACCCTTCGGTCTTGCGCACCTGCGCGACGACGCCGTTTTTCCGGCTGGCGCGGTGCTTGTATTCCTGCAGCTGAATCGGCTTGCTCAAGCCGGTGATGGTGAACGACAGATCCTGCGTGTTCACCTTGGACGCGCGCGTGCCCGCCTTGATGCGCCGCGTGCTGGCCGTGTAGTTCTCGGCCGTGGCCCGCGTTGTTTCCGTCACCGTGGCACGCTGGGTCGAAGACAGCGCGCGACCCATGTCACGCTTGGCGTTCTTCGAGACGTCTTCCAGCGTGCGGCGCAGCGCGGTCAGCTCGCGCGAGTCGATGACGATGGGCATCGGTCAGCGGCGCGGCTTCTTCGATGGCATGGCAGGCGCCGCAGATTCAAGCGCGGTCGTGACCTGCGCCGTCACACCCTGCATTGCCTTCGCGAAGCGATCGGCCGCAGTCGGGAACGTCTGCAGCTGCGCGATGTTGTCGGACATGATGGCCGGAATGCGCGCGGCCGCCGCGTCCAGGAACTCGGCCATGCCCATGTCGGCGTGGCGCCGCTTCGGCTGGTCGATGTGGTCCAGGATGCCGGCGAGGTCGCCAAGGATCTGGATGTATTGCGCTTCCGACGCGCTGCTTGCGCGCTCGAACAGCGCCGCCAGTGCCGCGATTTGCGACACCGTGAGGATTCGTTGGGTGGCCATGGTGGGCTCGATGAAGTGAGAAAGCCCCGGCGCGGGTCGGGCGCCGGGGAAGGTTCAGCCCCGATGAAGGCTTAGACGATGTCCTGGCCCGCAATGATGATCTGCGGGGTCGACGAGTCCTTGGTGCTGACGCCGATGTCGAACGTCATCTGGCCGATCTCGTCGCCGGTGATGAACGGCAGTTCTCCCGAGGGCGCGATCGAGCAGAGCGGGATGCGCAGCGACTGGTCGTCACCCGCAGCGTTCGCGGACACGAAGAACAGCTCGGCATCGATGGCGCCGGACGTGCCGGATTCGATCAGGGTGCGTGCGCCGGCTGCCGGGGTGTAGTCGACATGGATGGTCTGGCCATTGGTGATGGCGCCGCCGCTGATGATGTAGATCATGCCGCTGTCGGCATCCAGCGCGTAGTCGGTGTTCAGCACGTAGGTGGTGCTGCCCGCGACGTTGGTCACGACGACCGAGGTCACTTCGCGCACGCCGACATCGTTCGATCCGACCTGGCCCAGCTGGTAGTGGTAGCCCTTCTGCACGACGATGGCTTCATTCGTGACCGGCGTGGCCACCTGCGTCAACGTGCCCGAGGTGCCGGCCAGGGACAGCGCCAGGTTCTCGGCCTGCATGTCGTCGCAGGTGATCTGCGCGTTGAAGTTTACCGACTTCGTGACCGTGAGGTCCTTGGTCTGGATTCCCGATGTGGACGAAAAATGCTCGTATTTCTCGGACTCGACCGACAGCGTGAAGCCCGGGCAGTTGCCGATGTAGCGGCGGTCAGCGCGGTTGGCGTCGCCCGAGTAGACGCCAATGAACAGTTTGCCACGACCGAACTTGTACTGGTTCGTGTGGGTATTCAGGGGAAGTGCCATGGATGTTCTCCAAAGAAAAAGCCCGCTTGCGCGGGCTTCGTGGTGGGTGGTGTGGCTTGGGTTACAGCGATGGCGTCGGGGCTTTCTTCCCCTTCGGCGGATCGGTCTTGCGCTCGTCCATCGCACCGGCACCGAGTCGCGTCAGCTTCTCGACATCGTTCGCGGGGAGTTCTGCGGGGTCGCTCTTGGCGTAGGTCACGCCGGCATGCGTCCAGGCGCGCGCGAACACGAAGCGCGCGGTGCGGTTATCGGGTTGCATTGGGATCTCCGAACTTCTCTGTATAGGTGACGCGGAACCTGCACTGCACCGATTCAGTGTTGGCGCCGTCCTCGCGGGGGAGGGGTGTGGAGCCGAGATAGGCCAGTGGGCCAATGGCGAAAAGGCCGTCTTTCAGCGTGGGCTGGTCGAACAGCAGCAGCGCCCGCTTGATGTCGGCTTTGACCTCTTCGAGCTGTTCGCCGGTGTTGGACTGGTCGGCGAGCACCATGCCCTCGATGTTGATGTCGAACTGAACTTTCATGGCCTGCGACCGGCCATCGGCCTGGCCACCGCCGCTGCTGGGTTCGACCGTTTCATCACCGGGCACGATGACGAGCAAGGGCAGGTCGCCCTTCTCGACCGTGCTGCGATTGATCAGCACCGTTCCGCCGGCGGCCGTGTTGAACGGCGAATTGCCGTCGATCACCTGCAGGCGCGTGCGGATGGCGTAGATGGCGCGGAGCGCGACAGAGTCGGTCATGTCGACACCACGCAGACCACGCGGCTTTCGTCCTTCGCGGTGACGGCGTCGACCTTGTAGGTGACGGCGCCGACCGCGAACAACGCCCCGCGCTTGGGAACCTCGGCGATCTCGTCCAGGAACGCCGTGATCGTCACCGCGTCATTGCGCACGGTGCCGTCGAAGCCCTGGAAGGTGACGCCGCGATCGACGTAGACCGAGCACGACGTCGGCGAGCCGCTACCGTATTGGATGAACGTCGCCGCATCGGCCAGCCCGGCAGACGTGAACGCGGCCATGAGTTCGGCGTCGAGCGCGCGGAGGGCGGTGGATTGGGTCATTTCAGGTGTGCCGCAGCAATCGAGTAGCTGCCGCCGCTGCCGTTGGCGACCAGGCGAACACCTGTAATCGGCCCCGCGATCGATGCCGCGTTGCTGGTGAGCGTCAATGTCGACCAGAGCGACGATGCGCCGATGGTGCCGGTCGAGTTCGTCACGCTGACGGTGACGTTCGAACTGTTGTCGACGAAGATCGACACCAGCTGCGCCGGAACGGCAAGCGGCACATATTCCGTCTCGGATGCCGACAGCGTGTCGGCCTTGTGATGGATCAATTTCATGGTCGCTCCGGGCGGGAAAGAAAAAGGCCGCCCGGAGGCGGCCTTGCTCTACTGCGTGGCGGTCAGTCGACCGATCAGGTCAACGTCGCGTTGCCGGGGGTCAGCTTGATCGTGCAGGTCGTTTCGGCGTTCGCGCCAGCAACCCACGCGACGCAGCCGCCGGTGATGTCGCCAGTGGCCGGTGTCGCTGCGGAGTCGTCGAACTTGCCGGCGCTGGTGTCCCAGATCAGCTTCTCGCCCTGCACGAACACGGCGGCCGTGACCTTGGGGATGCCGGAAAACACGCCATCAAGCGCGACCGCGCCGGTGGCGCCGTTGGCGATGTCGACGAGCGCGACACCGACGCAGTGCTTGACGATGGCCACACCGCCGGCCGCGACATCAGAGCCGCTGCCGTTGGTCCACTGAATGACGTTGCCGTCACAAACCTTATTCGTTGCCATGACTTCTGTCCTCTTTGGATGGGGTAGTCGGGCCGGATTGCTCCGGCCCGGTGTTCATCGCAACGCTTACGCGCCGCCGTTCTTGTAGCCGGTGCGCCAGTCGGTCGCGGCCACGCCGAAGTCTAGGCGCACCTTCATGCGCATCGAGTCGGTGAGGAACGACACGTCTTCCTCGATGTACGGCGTCTGCACGCCGTCGAGGAACGCGACCTCGATGCACGGCGTCGACTGGCCGGCAATCAGGTGCCATGCGGTGGTGCTGTTGGCGTCCATTTCGGCATCGCTGACCAGCGTCAGGCCGAGGCTCGCGGCGTAGTTGCGCTTCGCGCTGTTCGACTGCGAGATATCGGTCGGGCTATTCAGCACATCCCAGGCGATCTGCTTCTTGCCGACCGGTGCCAGGAGGAAGGCCGGGCGCAGATTCAGCACCTGCGTACGGCTCGGATCCTTCTGCAGCGCCATGGCCGATTCACCCGCAGAGATCGTCGACACAGCGATGGCACCGCCGGAACCGGCCAGATTGGCGTGTCCGCCCGTGGTCGTGACGGCCGTAGTGTTGAAGAGCGCGCCGGTGTCGGACATGGTCGGGTTGGCGTAGAGCTTGGTATACACCGCCTTGTTGACCGAACGCGCCGCAGCCGCACCGAGCGCCGCATTGGTGCGCAGGAAACCGCCCAGGTCGTCGTTGATGATGGCTTCGCGCGTCAGGTCGATGTAGCGGCCCTTCGTGCCCGCTTGGATGGTCTCGCGACCCTCGGACATCGTGCCCTGCGTGTATTCAGCGCCTTCCGCCTTGTCGGCCAGATCCGAGAAAGCCGACAGCGTGACGACGCTGGTCGACTTGAAGTCGGACACGGACATCACCGGCGCCCACAGCTGCCACGTGGTCGGGGCGTTCTCGTAGGCGGCCTTCAGCACCTTCGCGGCGGTGTTGGCCAGCATGTACGGGAAGTCCGACGTGCTGTGCGAGGCGAAGAACTTGGCCGCCAGCTGCGCGCCTTCGAGGCGTTCGGCATGCGCGACGCCCGCGTTGCGGAGTGCGACGCGGATCAGCGCTTTCAGGCCCATGCCGGCGAACTCGTTGTTCGCGGTCAGCTTCTCGCCGCCTTCCTTCGGCGACAGGCGCGCGAGGATGGCGTTGGACGCGCCGGCGATGAACTTGTCGCGCTGGTCGAGCACGCTGTGCGTCGGGCCGGCGGTCGGGGTGGCATTGGCCGCGAGCGCGGCGAGCAGCTTGGTGCTGGCCGCCTGGGCGGTGCAGCCCTGGTCGGCGATGCAATCCGACATCAGCGCCAGATGCTGCACGCCGTGCGGGCCGAACATCGCGCGAATTTCGCTCACGCGGGCGGCTTCGGCCTGGAGCGCTTCAGCGCGCGCAGCAGCCTTGGCAGCTTCGATCTGTTCAGGAGTCATAACGCTTTCCTCTTTCGGGGTGGCCGGAACGGCCGGGGTGACCGCCAAGGCTGGCGGATTCAGTTGTGCGGCAATGCGCAGCGACGGGGCGCTGAACTGCTCGCGGACCTGGGCGAACGCCTTCTTGAAGGCCGACGTGGCTTCGGTCGAATCGGTGGGTTCTTGCTCTTCCGCCATGCGTGTGGCGAATCCGGCCTTGATGGCCTCGGCGGCGGTGTACCAGTGGTCGCCGCCGGTCATCAGGGCTTCGATGTCCTCGCGCGCCAGCGTCTTGTTGAACCGGGCATAGGCGTCGACCATGCCGACCGCGACCTTGTCGAGCATGTCGGCGGTTTCGCGCATCGTGTCGGCGGGACCCCATGCGAACGTCGACGGGCCGTGGATCATCATGGCCGTGCCGGTGCCGAGCACGATCTCGTCGCCCGCCATGGCGATGACCGTCGCGATCGACGCGGCGTAGCCGTCGACCTGCACGATCTTGCGGGCCTTGTGGGCGCGAAGTTCGTTGTAGATGGCGATGCCGTCGAACACCTCGCCGCCGGGCGAGTTGATGTGCACGAAGATCTCGCTGATGTCGCCGGCGGCCTTCAGGTCGTCTCGGAACTGCTTGGCGGTGACGCCGTTGCCGTACCAGTCTTCGCCGATGGGGCCATAGATCAGCACCTCGGCGGTGCCTTTGGCTTTCGCCTGCACCTTGATCATGTTGCTCTCCTTGAATTAAGCGGCCAGCTTGAGGCCGACCATTGCGGCGATACGCCGGCGCGCCAGCACACTTTCGTCACGCGCAAACGCAGCGGGCGCAAGAATCACTTGCCTTGACATCCCGGCCGTCGCCACCGCGTGCCCCGTTGCGCGCGCCTGGACTGCGGCGCGCGCGATGACTGAAACCACCCCAGCGGCCATTGCATTCGCTGACTGTCCGCCGGTCGCGGTGGCGGATATTGCGCGTACGGTGGCACTGCCCATGGCCGCAACAGCCACGACATCCCGCCGCAGCGGTTTTGCAAGTTCTGCGATGACCCAGTCCGGCAATGAACCGCCGTCGCCGACAGCTTCCGCGACGGCCGAGAACGCCGTGGCCGTGACTTCGGGCAACGCTGCCGTTGCATTGCCATCGGTGCCACCGGCCAAGCCGGAAGCCGAAGCCGCGGCCGGCGAGGCGAGCACAGTACCGACGCCCGAATCGACCGACCCATCACCGGCTGCCGTCACTGCGGCGGCCGATGTCACGACCGATTCGAGCGCGGTTGACGTGTCCGCGGCGCCAACCGCGGTCGCTTGCGGCGCCGTGGCGGACACGTTGACGCCCGCCGCACTGGCCGACGCAGCGCCTTCAGCCGAAACCGCAGGCGCTGTAGCGGTGACGGCGGGCAATGCTGCTGTCGCGGCAGCATCACCACCCGCGCCGAAGAACAGGTCTGCAAAGACCGGCGGCGCGGCGTCGCCAACGCGCTGCTCAGTCAGCCAGTCTGCGACGGTCGAAGCCCCTCGCCGATTCCGCTTGAGCTTCAGGAGCCCATTCAGATATTCAGCGTCGCGCGAGTTGCCCATCGGTCAACCCTGGGTGCAGGCCAATTGCCCGGAAAGCAGCGTGGTCGTCGTTGTCTGCGGCACGTAGATCAGGAATGGCACGGTGTTGTCATACATGCGCGGCATGCCAGACGTCAGCGCATCCACAGCGTTTGGCAATCCGGCCGCCGCGAGTTCGACGGCCGCAAGAACGCGGTAAGCCACGAGGTGGATCGTGCCGCTGGTCCAGGTTGCGGACAGCGTCAACGTCTGTATCGATCTGACGCCCACGCCGCCGGCTGCAAGTCCGATTCGATAGAACGTGCCGATTGCCGAGTTTGCGACGGTCGCATCGACATTGGTTGCGGTGGCGCCACTGTTGCCGGCGCTGTCGGTGTATCCGATCGTCAATGTGGGCGTTCCTGCGCCGGTGGCCGCTGACACCTCGACGCCAATCAGCACGCCGTTGCCATTGGTCGTGCCGCTGCGATCTCGCGCCGGCCACGTGACGCTGTTGATGTTTTGCGCCGTATTCTGGGTAATCGTGATGCCACTGTTGTGCCAGAGGCGGTCGCAGAGCAGCAGATGACCGCCTTGCGCGCTCGACACCCCCGTGAAGCGCGCGAGGTGCGTGTTATTCGATGCCGCCGGTATGGGCAGCTGTCCGGAGTAGCTCGTGAGCGCCGCGCCGGCCAGCCCCGGTGACGGCGCGACGGCCGCGCCTGGGACGCCAGCGGTGTAGAACGGCGAAAACGGGCGGCCAGCAACAAGTGTTCCGCTCGCTGCTTTTGCGAAATACGTCGGCGGCGCCATGCCGGCGAGCGCGCCATCCAGCGTGGTGATGGCCATCAGTTCTGGATCCGGAACGGGCTCGTAAACGTGACGCTGAATGTCCCGCTCGTGCTGGTGACGTCGGAGCCAAAATCAGCATATCCAATCAGTTCGTCCGCGCTCGACGCACCGCCACGTGACTTGTAGATCACGGCCGCGCGCGCGGTGATGGTCGACGACGCCCAGCTTGGATCACTGAATGAAATATCGATGCGGTCGTTGGCGGTGTCATTCGTCACCGAAGCCGTCACGGCAACGCCGCCTGTCGTGTAACCAGTGCCCGATACCTCATTGGTCACGTCTGAACGCTTGGTGTGCGTGTCCTTGTTCGGGGTGTAGGCCGACGTCACCAGCATGACCTTGAAACTGTCGGTATCAAAGTCGATCGCGCCTCGCACAGCATCGTTCAGTGCGCTATTAAAAATCAGACTGGCCATGGATCACCTGTTAAATTGGGGTTTCTTCGACGCACGTCGGAATGCCGTCGGCATCTGTCGCAACGACTGTTCTGCGCATCGGCTTGCTCGTTGCATCGACCGATACCGAAATTGCGGGCTGCGACACATTGACCACGGGCGCGGCCTGGTTGCCGATCGCCGCGGCCAGGCTGGAAATGGCGGCGGCGGTCTGGTCCGTTTCGGGCGCTTCTTCGGGTTCCGGGTCCGGTGCGGGCGGTGCTTGCGCGTCTTCGCGACTGAGGCCGAGCGCGGCGGCTTCGTCCTGGTCGCGCTTGATTTCCTGCAACACCTGCGATGGATTCTCGCCGCGCTCGCGGATGATTCGGGACCGCGACTTGTAGAGGCGCTTTTCGGCCATTTCGTTGGCCGTCATTTCCTTGACCGGATCAATCCACGGCATCGGCGGCGGCGCGTGCGTCGCGTCCCAGATCGTTTCCTTGTCGGTGTTGTCCGGCAGCGTGACCAGGCGCGCGGCGATGGCCGCGTCGACGAAGGACCACCACACCGGCTCGCAGAACTGGTGAATGAACGTGCCGGCCAGCGTGCCGTAGTGGTTCCAGCTTTCGACCAGCTCCTGCCGCTGCGCCGAATACGTGCCGTTGTAGTTGCGCGACAGCGCGGAGTAGCTGGTGCCGAGGCCGGCCGCAGCGCTGCGCAGTTGCGAATCGCGGAACGGGATCAGCGCATTGTTCGGCCGGTTCGGGTTGATGGTCCCGATCTCTTCGCCGGGGCGCAGGTCGTCGAAGATCATGCCTGGCGCCATTTCCATGGTGCGCTGGTCGTCTTCGTTGTAGTCGCTGGCGCTGTAGTCCTCGGGACTGCCCTTCTTGATGTAGGCGGCCATCGCCGCAGCCACGCGCGCGGCGATGCGCTCGGACTCGTCGATTTCCTTGATGTCGTCCAGCCGCGCCAGCACCGACGCGAAGATGGTCATGCCGCGCAGCTGGTGCAGGCGTTTGACCAGCTTCAGGTGCACGACGCGGTTCGCCTCGACGCGCTTCGTCTCAGTGCTGCCAGCGCCCTGGTCGCCCGGGTGCTGCTTGTACAGGTGGAAAGCCCGCGGGCGGCGCCAGCTGTTCAGTTCGATGCCCTGCACGATGCCCTTGACGGTGTCGTTCAGGTCATACGGCAGGAAGTCGGCCTCGAGCAGTTCGAGCGAGAACGGAACCTTCGTGCCGTGGTCAAGTTGCTGCACGGTGCCGAGCAGCAGCTGCGCCAGCATTTCGCCGTCGCGGAACCACGATCGCGCGGCCAGTCGCTGGGCTTCGAAGTAGTCGAAGCACTGCGTGACCTCGGGCTTGAATCGCCAGTCCTCGAACAGCTTCAACAGCTGGTCATTGACCTCTTTCAGCGGCTGGCCGTCCTTGTCCTTGACCTGCGGCTCGGGCCGGATGCCCTTGCCCACCGTGTTCGCGACCAAGACATCGAGCGCGCCAGACGCGATGTCCAGGTTCTCTTCCATGTGCCGCGCCATCGCCCGCAGTTTCACGGCGCTGCGCTGGTTCTGCATGTTCGCGCTGCCGCGATCGTTGCGCTGTTTGCGCAGGCGCGACGACTCGCCGACCTCGTAGAACGCCTTCAGCGCCGTGGCCGCGCGCTCGCGACGGAGCGCCCAGCCTGGGCTGATCGGGGCGATGATCTTCGTCAGCCAGTTCATCGGAAGTCCGCCAGTCGAACCGACAGGCTCGGACGACCGGCCGCCACGCGCGACAGCCGCGCGACCTCGCGTCGCCAGTAGTTGATCAGGTCGATGATCTCGCCCGCGCTGCGATACGTGACCTGGCGGTCTGCGTAGCGCACCGACAGCGATGCCGATTCATTGGCCGCCATCAATGCGTCGAGCTTCGCCTGGGCTTGCGCGAGGGTGATTCCGCTCATCGGTATCTGCTCATCCATCCGCCCGAACTCGGGCGCTTCGGTTTCGGTGTGGTCGACTTCGGCGGTGGCGCCGGCGTCGGTGTGTTGTTGCTGGGCGGCGGGTCGTCCGCCTTGGTGCGTTTCGGTCGCGCCGCGCCCCCGCCGCGCTCCGCGAGCGCTTTCAGGTTCGGTCGCTTGATCGCCAGCGCCGCAAGGGCGTAGACGTTCAAGTCAAGCGCTTCGTTGCGGGCGCCGCTGGGCAAGTGCCACGCGGTATAGGGCTGGCCGAACTTGTATCGAGTGACCGATCGCTCGGCCGTCAGCTGGTCGAAATACGCCTGGCCGTACTGCGTCGACACCGGGAAGTGCATGTAGCCCGGCCCCGGCTCGGTGATGGCCAGGCGCGACTTCAGGATCAGCTCCTTTGCGGTGTCGGTTCCGACGATCCAGAGCTTGATGCCGGCTTTCTTCACCTTGCCGCCGGGCTTCACCAGCGGCATGCCGGCACCCGCGCGACCCTTGAGCGCATACACCCGCGAACGATGTTTGCGCGCGAACTCGTAGGCCTGCTTGGTGTAGTGGCCGCCGGTGTCCAGGCCGCACGCATACACGCCGAGCACCGCGCCGTCCTCGCGCGTGAACGTGCGGTCGAGGTGATCCGCTGCGCGCTGCCAGAGTTCGTCGCGACCGGGGTCACCGGCAAGCACGGCGTAGTCCATCGACCACGATTCCTCGCCAACGCCCCAGCCCTTCCACTCGATCTCGAGGCGGTCGTCCTGGACGTCGATGGCCATGGTCACGACGACCACGCCATCCGGGACGCTGTCGGGCCCGTAGTGCTCGCGACGACCGGGCAGCGATTCCGCGCTGACCTTCTCGCCTTCGTCGTCCTGCCAGACCTCGCCGAGGCTGGTGTTGGTGAACACCTTCAACGTGTCCGCCGCGCCCTTGGCGTCCAGAAACGCGCGAACGATTTCAGCCAGCCGCCGCCAAGGCGAATACAGCTCCGACAGCCAGAACCCTGCGACCTTGCGGTCTGGATGCTCGGCAATCCACCGTCCGCGCTGCAGCGCCTGGGCGCGCTCGCCTTCGGTCCAGAGTGCGCCGCAGTGCTCGCACGCATACTGCGCGGTGTCTGGATCCTCGTTCACCCACTGCACCTGCGCCCATTTCAGCCACTGTTCGCCGGCGCAATGCGGACACGGCAGCATGAACCGCCGCATGTCCGAAGCCAGCCACGCGCGGTTGATGCGCGATGTGCTGGCCAGCGTCGGCGTCGAACACAGGAACAGGCGCCGGTTCCAGAACGTCTTCGTGCGCGCCTTGCCGAGATTGACCGGATCGCCCTCGGCGCCGGCGCTCGGCGGGTATCGGTCGACCTCGTCGAACAACGCGACCCGGATCGGTCGCGATGCCAGCGACGCCGGCGAGTTCGCGCCCGCGATGGTCAGATGACCACCGGGGAACGTCTTGTGAAGGATCGTGTTGCCGCTGTTGCGGCTCTTCGGATCCGCGATCTTGCCGCGCAGCCGGGGCGTGTCTCGCACCATCGGTGCCAGGCGGTCTTTCGAGAACGCCTCGCCGATCTCGAGCGTGGGTTGCACGACCAGGATCGGGCTCGGGTCCTGGTCGATGAAGAACCCGAGGCAGGCTTTCAGCATCATCGTCTTGCCGACCTGAGCCGATGCCATCAGCACCGTCTCTTCGATCGACGGGTCACTTAGCGCGTCGAGGACTCCGCTTTGATACGGCGCCCGATCGCTTCGGTACTGGCCCGGCTCCGCGCTGTCCTCGGGGCTGAGCTGCAGGTGCGCGTTTGCCCACTGCGTCACCGTCAGCTTCGGCGGCGGCTTGGCGAGTTGCATCGCCAGACTCGCCTGCTCGAAGCAGATCGAGTCGCTTTCGCACGTCAGCTGGGAATCCATCACCTGAGATCTCGGCCAGCGCCTCGTGGACGCTGGCCTGAATGAGTTCCTGAGTGCGGCTCAGGGAATCCGGGCCGGCCACCTGGGGCGCGACCTTCGACGGCAGCGACAGCAACTTCGCGCGCATCGCGGCGACCGTTGCCTGCCAGTGCAGCCCGATCACCGGCGCACGGACCAGTTCGCCGCGCAGCTCGGCAACCTCGAGCTCGGTCTTGTCGGCCTGGGCCTTCGTCAATCGCGCCCGCTCGGCTTCGTAGTCGTACGCCTTGCCGTCGTTTGCGACGCCAAGTTCGGACAACAGCCGGTTCTTGATCCAGTGACCGAGGTCAGATGCCGAGTAGCCGCCGCCAGATGCACGGATTGGGCCTGACCCATCCTTGTCCATCTGCTGCAATCGCCGAGCCGTCAACCCAGCGACCTCAGCCGCTTGGGCCTGCGTGAGCATTTCTGTCATGCGAACGAAATCCAGACTCGATTTGGAGCTAGCGGAAAGCTGCGCCTCTTCGACC